CGTCAGCTAAACTCAAAGTAGTAATAGAGCCAGCCTGAGAGGTGTTGGCGTTGAAGAAGTTAGTTCCGTCGCAAGCCAAGGTCACTTGCTGACCAGAAGGAATAACGACAGACGTGCCAGAACCAGTGCCAACGGTGAATGAAAAACCGCCAGCAGTCGTAGAGTTCTTGATTACGTACAAGTTCACCACAGGTGGGTAAACAACCGTCACGTTACCAGTCAAGGTTCCTGTATAGGTTTGAATGGTGTTTGTGGCTTCACTTGAAGTTAAAGTGTACGAACCTGTGACAACAGCTTTAACCAAAGACGTGTAGAAGAACTGATTGCTAACACCGTAGCCAACAGTCAGGTACGTTGTACCAGTGCTGACAATGAAAGCTGACTCATTCGGCGCAAAGGTCTTAGTAGACTGTCCGTCAATGTTGTCAGAGGCGGAGATCACCATCGAGCCAGTTCCACTGTTTTTAAACAACGTGAACCAATTGTTTCCAATGGTCGAAGCTGATGGGAGGTTGTAAGTACCAGCCCCACCAGTCCACACAGAGGTTTGAGCTCTATCTGCCACAGCAAAGGTTCCAGCAGTCACAAGGGTCTGTGCTGGATGACTTTGATTGAGCGTTAAGCCGCTTGCGACCAGTCCGTAACCAGCCAACGTAGAGGCATCAGCAGAGGATGTTCCAGTGCCAAAAGCAATGTTGCCCCATGTACCAGTAGTTGTGGGGTTAGCTGTGATGTAGACGTACTTGGACTCGCCTGCGGCAACTGAGATGATCGTGTTGGTGCCTGCGTAGTCTTTGACCGTGAAAGTGTTAGCACCGACGTTGCGGATCAAAGCGTCATTACCCACAGAGCTTTGGTTAGCAGGGGGCATGTACAGGCTAAGACCAGCAGTTGTGGCTGTGACCTGCATGATGCGAGCGGCGTAGTCATCAGTGGCGTTGCCGTTGATGGGCCACTCCAACTGGGTGTTAGCGCTCAGCGTAACAGCACGATAAGAAACGTCCGTCGGTTGAATGACGTTGCCTGTAAATGGTGAGTTGTAGCTCATGTTAGTCCTTAACTGTCAGAGGCAATTGCCTGACGATCTGCAATGCGCAACCTGTCCTCAGCCGTCAAGATGTCCATGATCAGCTTGTACTGACTCTGCCACAAGGGTACTCGATCATCATTCTTGAGGAACGGCATGGCTTGAAGCAAAGACCCGTACAGCAGTGCTTGAGGGGCGTAGATGGTGAACCAATTGGTCTGGTTAGAGCTGTCCAAAGGTTGAACGCGCTCGTAGTACAGAACCTCAAAGTCGTAAGCCAACGCAGGCGTAGGCGCTACCATCCAGTGGGTGTAGTCGTAGTCGCAGTAGAACTTTGGAACTTCCGTTTGCGCGGGGTCGGGCCAGTACTCGCGCAGGTACTCATACCTACGATTAAAGACTGGCTGGCGCTCACCAGCTACTGTGATGTTCATAGACACTGTTTTGTGCCAACGAGCTGGCTTGTCGATCACGTTAGCGCCAATGGTCATGGTGCTGGTATTGACCGTCAGGTTGCCTAAAAACTTGATCTGAGAGGCAATAACCTGCTCAGCGAGCATGATGAAAAGAGGGATCTTGTCCAGCGTAGAGGCGTCGTTACGCTCCAGATAGGACTGGATATTTTCGACCAAACTGTCATAGGTCATAACACTTGCGGTCGTCATGCGTTCACCTCGTAGATTCGTTGTGGCATTTTAATCTGCCTTTTAACTTGTGACAAGGCTACTTGCTTGCCACGCCTTTGGTTTTCTCAAAAGAGCGCATACCAGCGATTCCAAGGATACCTGACAGGATGACCCAAAGCTGGTCAGCTTCAAGCACTGGAGGGGGATCCATGCCAACAGGCACCCAGCCCATAGCCTGCAAGTACTTCCACGCCCACTGGAACAGCGGGTAGGCCAAGAATTGATAACCCATAGCCGCCACACCGATCCAACCGATGGCAGGACGCCAGCCACTTACAAACACGCTAGAGGACGCCGCTTCGATCTTGTTGACCTCGATCTGAGCTAGGTCTGTGGCTTGGTCGATGCGCTTCTCTTCAAGATCAAGCTTTCTTTGCTCAATCTCCATTTCCATCTTTTCTTTGTCAGTGGTAATTAGGTCGCCAGCAACCTTACCCACAGCTTCAATAATCGATCCAACGGCAAGCAGGCTCATTTCAAACCTTTCAGTGTGCGGTTTAGCCAGCCCTTGAGGAACTTGACCTGCACAGGGTTCTTGTTGCAAATCTCAACGTATCTGGCAATTTTTGCCAAGGCGTATGACTCTTTGAACCGTTGACCATCCGTAACTTGGTTGAGTTTTTCAATGGTTTTAGCACCAATTCCGCCGTCAGGGGTGGCTCCAACCACGAGTTGCGCCAGCTTGACAGCCATGCCCATACCAGCGTTTACACCAAAGTTAAAGATGGTGTTAGCCACATCTTGGTTTGAAATCTCGTTACCGCGCATCTTGTCCCAAAACTCTGTACGGTAGAACTCACGCACCATGGGAGTCAAAGAGCCACCCATTTCTTTTTTGTCCACCAACGCCCAACCGGGCCACTGAGGATTCTTGTTACGGGCAATACCTGCATAGGTCATGCCGCCCGTGTCGCCGGGTACTTCGTGGAGGACGTAGCCGCCCTCATCTTGCATCATCTGTTCAAAAGCAGGTTCAAACTGAGCCATTAGTTACCTCGTTTAATTAGCATCGTTGCTGAAATCTCCATCATTGAGATGATGTGTTCTAAGTTGTCAGGTTGTTTTTCCCACCCTGCTGTAATTTGTCCAATAAATCGAGTGCGATCAGGCGGGACAGATATACGGCAGGTATAACCAACTCCTTGCGCTATGTACCAAATACCCAACTCACTCTGTGGTCGCAAGTATTGACCGCAAGGTATATCCCCTGCCATTAGCTTTACAACATCATTGTTGTTTGCTTGGTTGGCTGTAAACAGCCCAACATCCAAGCCTTCTAACTCCTTACTGCGCCCATCTTTTGTATACAGCCTGTACAGAATCCGAGTACCCAATATGGGGTTGACCTTAAAGATAGCCACAAACTTAGCGTCTGTTTGTTTAAAAAGTACAGAAGCGGCATCATCAGTTCTTTCCTCGTTGATGCTTGGCATCTTCTTTTGCTCTTGATACGCGGATATTAAAAACGATTGGTTTTGCCAAAACATATACCCCGAAAACGCAACAACCCCCATGACAAGGACTGCAAATAATTTGAATGGGCTGTCTACGTAGCCAAGCACCTTATCCAACACAGAGTTAGGGTTTAGCTTTTCATCAGCCATATAAACTCCAACTCCATGCAATCATGTACGTGCCAAAGATGACAAAGGCAATTATGAGAGCCGCCGCAATAAATGCTTCAGCCCAGTCTCGCATGTCACAACCCCAAAACCTTTTTGAGCAGTTCTCCAGCGACGCCGGGGCCAAACAGGACACACACGATCACCCCATACAAGAGGTATTCAATCTTGGTCATGCGCTTGTCCCCATCACGCAAAGAACGATCAATGCTGTTGTATCGTTCAGTGCAGATGGCTTCGTGTACGGCTAATTTTGTTTCAGTCGTGTCCAAGATTAGCTCCACTTGATGGTTACCATACAACATCAGGCGGTGTAACTACCGCTTGCTGTAAATGTCAAAATGGTATTTGACCCAGATGTAGTTACCGCAGGCGAACCCGTAGTTGTACCTGTGTAACTTGCAGTTGGCATGGATAGGATTACTACACCCGCATAGCCGTTACCGCCAGTTGCGGAACCGCCTCCACCACCGCCACCGCCACCATAAAATGTTGCATTACCGCCCGTAGAAGTTAGTGTGCCGTTTCCACCGCCTCCAGTACCTCCAGTACCTGCGGTCGTGCCGTTTGTACCACCCCCTCCACCACCAGCGTAAGTTACAGATGTTCCAGTAATTGAACTAGCTAAACCATTACCACCGTTTCCAGCGACAGTTCCTGATGTTGCATTACTACCTACGGCTCCTGCTCCGCCACCACCACCGCCAGCATAGTTTGAAAACCCAGTTCCACCAGCATTACCTTGACCAGTTATTCCCAAACCGCCAGTTGTGTAGTTGTAGTTACCACCACCGCCAGAGCCGCCTTGCGTAGCGCCTGCTTGTGAAAGCGTATTGTCCGTGGAACCTCTACCGCCACCGTATGCCAATATGCCGTTAAAAGAAGAAGTGCCTCCTTGAAGTCCAGCACCTCCTCCTGCCGCACCACCAACACCAGCGCCACCTACCGTGATTGGGTAAACAACACCAGACACAAGGGCAGATGATCCTGTTAGCAAACCACCAGCGCCTCCACCACCGCCACCAGCTTGTGAGCCTGCACCAGCACCACCACCAATAACCAAGTAAGACGCAGAATAAGCAGTCACAGAAGGTGTAGTAGGAGCCAATGTGCCTGAAGATGTAAATTTGTGAATTACATAGTTGTCAGCCATGCTGACTGTGCCCCCAGTGAAATATTGAATCGAGCCGGGGTAGCGAAGAATAACAACGCCTGAACCGCCAGCGGGTGCGCCTGAACTAACACCGCCCCCTGCGCCGCCGCCTGTATTTGTAGAACCCGCTACAGCGGCAAGACTTGTAGATTGATTGCCACCATTACCACCACCGCCAACGCCGCCTATACCTGCTGTGCCTCCATCAGACCCTGTTGCACCGCCACCACCACCTGCATAGGTGACTACTGAACCGCTAATTGCGCTTGCAATTCCAGCACCGCCATTGCCTGCAACTGTGACTGATGGTGCATCTAATCCGACTGTGCCAGCACCGCCGCCGCCGCCACTTTGTTCTGAAGCGCCTACCTTCATCAACCCGCCAGAATTTCCTTGACCACTTGTCCCACTTCCTCCTGTTGGGTTACCCGAACCCGTAGCGCCAGAACCACCCCCAGAGCCTCCTGATGCTCCCGCGGATGCCGTGCTTTGAATAGCAGGGCCACCGCCCCCACCACCTGAAGCAATAA